AAAATCAAAAAAAAAAAAAAAAAAACCCCGCCGGTCAAGGCGGTGGTCAAAAAGGCGCTAAAGCCCGGATTATTTTATTGGAATGTATTAGAGGTGTCGGGTGCCTCCCGAAGTATCAGACAAGACATCAGATACTGTGGTCTCCCGCTAAACAATTATTTAAACCACCCTCGCACTGAGGAACACCTCTGTAGTGTTGCTTACAACACCAGAATGGTGCATCACCGGTTCCTGCCAGGAAATACGAAATTCCCACCGATAATGCACCATTCTACTGTTGTAAAAAATGACACTGGAACCATAACCAATACCACTGATTACATAGCAGAATGCATTGCAAGTTAGTGACTCTACCAACCGAACTAAGCCGGCGTTAGTTCCCTGAGGGGACAGTATTATTGGTGATAAGCTTCCCCAGAATCATTGTTTATCATACAGTTAAATGACTTAATCGCAATAAATTGCAATGTCATAATTTGTAAATGTATATATATTTTCTTATTTTACACCAATGTACGCATCAGCATATAAATAAATTTATTTTGTCCGTGATTATAAAGAGGATAAGCTTTTAATCATGATGCAAAAAAAACAAAAGTTGCTCAGTACAGAAGGTATCAGTACAAGCATGTGTTATGACCACTTATTATTAAAAGTGATTAGATAAATTAAATTTTAATGTTATGAAAGTTTGTCGCTTTGCCATAGCATTTTGTTAGAAAAATTCCGACAGGAATAACGACACTAATAGCCATTAATTATTTTAAGGTAGTAAAATATGGAAAATAATAAATCTGCACACTATGCACCTTTTTTATCGATAATTCTTTTTGTTTGTTGTTTTATTTGGGCATTATTTTTATAAAAATAAATTTCAAAAAACAATCCACTGAAAAAACTCCAGTAATGAGTGGATGAAAAACAGGCATAGTGTTTTGTGATCGACTACTTTGTATAACCAATTTAATCGGCACATCTCTATGCCTGCGCGCCGGGTATATCAAAATATCTCTCGTAATGTGTTAAATCACTTCGCAAATACCACCAAAATACTTTACTAAATGCCAGCATTGCGCTCATTAATGATACGTCGCTGATACTAATATGTATCGGAAGTTAACAAAAATGCAGTTCAGCGGTAATCCTTCAACTTTTCGCGAAATCCGAAGCCTTGTCGGGCGACTGTATAGAAATACTTATGGCGAGGAATTTGCTCAGCAACTCTCTGAGGGTACATAGAAGAAGGCGACGAGAATGTATCCTGATGAGAGAAAAACGTACGTGCAGATCTGATTTTTACGTAAATGGATTGTTAAATATATTTTGGTTGTGATATAACCAAAAGAGACCGAATACAGAAATTCGAGTAAATTTCGGGGAGATGCCCGTAACACATTGATTTTTAATATTAATAAAAAGAGACCGAAAACGATTCCTGTTTTCGTCAACAAACAAGAAACCCTTTTTAAATTAATGTGTTAAGCAAAATTACGCTCATCTTTTAATCCCAAACACGTACCATTGCATATTAATGCATTCAATTAGTTACCATTTTTTTCGAGTTTTTTAGAGAAAATTTCGGGACTATTTCAGACCAATCCAGGCAGAAATAAGCAATCTATGAGTTGAATAATTTCTCAACAATTATGTAAGATTATTTCCGGCTGACTTTCATTCAGTTTCGCATTATCGAACGTACGTCAGCCATCTGCGGCACGTTCTTGCATACGACGTGCCGCAGCTTCTATTATTCCAGCATAAAATTCCTAACCAACTTCAAATCCTCTGGATTATTCAACTCATCCTTCATTTTCCGCCTTTTGGCCTCCTGCTGCTGCGATAAGTTCCGGCGTGACGGTAAACGGGGCACCTTCGCCCCATTTACCGCTCTGCAACTCCTGCTAAACGGAGTAAACGAGCATTCTATCGCCATAGGTGCAAATCGTGAGCCGAGGTAAGTCTTGTAACTTCGCAATTTTTTTATTGGCTAACTGACGCGCAATTCTGGATGACTCCAGCGCGCTCAAAAAGTCCAGAATTGAGCGTAAATTTAACTTCAAGCCATGCCGTTCTGGCGTAACGTAGTCCCCGCAAATACTTTCACTAACAAGACACAAGGCAATGCCCCATTATCTGCACTGGCTGTATCTTCCAGCGTGGACATATCCAGCGCATAGTATGGGATATCAGGCATAACAATCTGAATTTTGATTGTTATGGTGCTGGCAGTTGCAGAAACAGAACTGACAAAATACTGAGCCGGGATATATTGTCGGCTCTGGTTCTGGTAGAGGTAGCGAGGTTCGACTATAGCGGAAACAGCGATACCAACCCCGCCAACCGAAGATTTTTTAATGGGGTTAGATACATCCAGAGTCATTGTGTAAACGCGGGAACCATCCGGCAGGCTCTTAAATGAACTCAGGCTGCTGTTAAGTGTGCTTACTACTACCTTCGGAATTACAGGATGAGTGCCGTCAACAAGCAGTGTTTCTGATTGTTCTTTCAGCAAATTTGTTGCCGCCGTGGAAATGACAGGAGCATGGTTTCTGCACCACATCTGCATGGTGGCATTGTATGTAAATGTAATGGCCTTTCCTGCAAATATCGCTTCCGGTGCATCTGAAATCTGCACATCCTGCGTAAGGAAGGAGGTTCGTGTAACATCCTCTTTCGGTATGATTGACAGACGGCAACCATCAACCAGACCAGGCATTATCCTGAACTGAAGATAAGAAAGCGCGGAATCGCTATCAATAAACAGCACCGTGTCACTGTTAATCGTATCCACCACTACCTGTGCGTTATTTGCGGGTTTGATATGCCGGATATTTCTTTCAGGAAAGGTAATATCTCCGCCCTCAATAACTGAACGGCCATTTATTCGCATAAAATCACGCGCGCTCATACGGGGAACGGTTCCCCATGACGAAACAGACATTGCCGCTGTAATATCTGAAATCGTTATAGCTGCCGTTTTTCTTATTTGCAGACGGCGAAGTGCTGTTGTTGCCGCAGTCTGGGAGGCAGTCACTTTGGCCACGAACGCAAAAAAGTCGCTCATGGCGAAAGTATCAATGCCTGCATAATCAGACGTGAACAAATCGGGATATGCCCGCTGTATGGCATCAAGAACAGGCAGGCCATACTGTTCCTGTTCTGCAAGTGTACCCAGAACACCAAAACGCCACGGCGCAACAGAAAAACGGTCTTTTTGCACAAACCGGTCATTACTGGGTTCATCCGGGTAATCAGACTCGTCATAATAAGTCTTAAATCTGCTCTGGGCAGGAACAAACAGACCCAGCAGTCCTTGTTTGATGGTTTTCATTGTGGCTTCATATTGCGATACAGCCTCAGAATCATTAACCAGTCCGGCAAGAAAAACCAGGGCACGCAATCCAGCCCAGACTTCAGCATTATCCTGACAAAAACATTGCGCATAGTGAGTATTACCGGGCGCAATATCCCCCTGAAAAACATTAACCAGATTTGCCTTAACATTAATCTGGCGCAGAATATTATGTTCCGCTACCTGCCTGATTACATGCCATCTGGAATAATCACCGATTCCAGAAGATGCTGATAACCACGGCGCGTCGGCAATTTCAGCAATGCAGGCAAACCACAGGGACGGATAACTGTCTGTGGAATCCGGTGCCACAGGAGAGTATAAGTCGGCGGCAACATCAACAAAAAACCATGACCATGATGACGGGATTTGTTTTTCAGTATTTCCGAGGCACTCAAGAACGACGGAGCCGGTATACACAAACTCACCACGGGATACATTGCTGACATCAGGCACGTTTTTCCCTGTAACGCCTGCAACGTTTACGAAAAGGAGTTTGTCATCAATCATCAGACGCTGCCCCGCCTCATAGCGGCTTTCAGGCATAAACGGAACAGTTATCCCGAGTCTGAATGCTTTTTCACAAATAACGAGCCTGTCCCTGAGAGAAAAGGCTTTACCCTCACTTTCATACATCGCAAGGAACAAAAAATACCAGTTAATTCCCCCTGTCGGATTAAGATAACGCCATATCCCGGAATAACGGCCTTCAGTTATTTGCATTGCCAGAAACTGCTTATTGGCTTCGGTGACAGAATAACGGGTGGAGACAGCAAGATGATCACTGATAAACCCTCTTACGCTGTCTGCTGCCATTTCCGCATCTTTGGCGCTCTGAGCTGATTCTTCTGCGTTTTGCCCTGATAATCTGACGTCTTCTGCCGTGGCGTTTCGATCTTCAGCTGTTGCTGCCGCGTTTTTTCGGGCTTCATCTGCAAAACGACTGGCTTCATCTCTGGCTTCAATTGCAGCCTGTGAATCTATGGCTGTTTGTTGCGCATTCTGTTGTGTATTCTGCGCGTACTGCTGCGCCTGCTGTTCACTTATAGCTGCATTATCTGCACAGTTTTTTGATTTCCCGGCACTGGTTTCTGCGTTTTCTGCCGCATCCTGCGCTGCTTTTACTGCTTCATGAACATCCTTAACATCCTGTTGTATCTGTGACGCATTTTCTGACACCTCTGCTGCCAGTTGTTCGACCTGTCGTTTATTTTCTTCGATTGCAACTGAAGCCTGTCCGACTTTATCCGCCAGCTCTTGTGTGCATTTTTTAGCGTTTTCTGCACTGGCTGCATGCTTTTTGGCTTCATCTGCATTTTCTGCCGCAATTTCAGCACTTTGTTCAACCTGTGCCACCATCGCCTCGAAACGCTTAACCACGTCTGGCTTTAAATCGTCTTCGTCAAAAACTGTTAAAAAATCATTCAGTGTACCGGGGGTTGATTCTGGATAAACCGTGATATGACCAACACAGTACTCGTCGCGCCAGTCCTGTTTCAGATATACACAGTATTTCCCGGTCTGTGCTTCAAATGAATATTCACCGTCAGCGCCCGTTACCACGTCAGCAACAGTGCGCATCACCACTTCTGAGGTGTTTACCCGGGATTTCAGAATTATGTGGCATCCGGACATGGGGATGCCTGCGCCATCAATCAGCGCACCAGAAATTATAGCGGACATATTAACTCCAGAAAGATAATTAACCAGAATGCGGAATATTATTTGAAGGTTTATCCGGCCATTCCGGTTTTTCTGTATTAACCCTGCTCACATGCACACTGTAACGCGCCCATAACTCCAGCATTTCTCGCTCAGCATCAGTAGCCATACCAAGTTTTACGGCTCGCTCCAGTGGTAATATAATAGATTCTGCTTCTGCCAGAAGTTTGGATTTCTGCCTCTCTGCTTGTTCTGTTAATTCTTCCCGAGTTGGCAGCTCTGGCTCTGTCACTACTGGCTGACCATATTCATTCGGGTTAATGGTTTTACCTTCTGATTGCTTATCCAAGAGATAACGATACCAGCGTTCTGATATTTCCAGAACATCATCCGGCCATGTGCCATTAATATCATAATCACTTCTCAGACTGTCATCATAAAAACTATTTTCTGATGAGCTGTAATAAATCGCCATATTAGTAACCTATAGCTGTCCAGTACATATGTCCGTTATTTTCGCTGTTAAAAGTTGCACCTGTCCTTGATAAGGATTTTACCGAGATAGAATAATCGGCGCGGGTATGTGCGTTGGTAATAGTAATACTGGTGCATGCTGACGGAAATGCTGTCGGAAAAGTAAGACCTGCCCCGGCGTTACTGAGATACCCCCACTGCGTAATAATTCCGGTTGACGCATCTTTGTGCCAGCCATTTGCTGCTTTTGATGCGGTGTTTTTAGCCTGATAACGGGCATCTGACTCCGCTTTCGTATAGGAATTTCCAGTTCTTAAATATCTGGAGTCGAAGTTACCATAATCAGAAGGGTTAACACGCCCGGTAACATTAATTGTTTTATTGCTTTGAATACCGCCACTGGTAAAACGGAGTACATGCTGCCCATTGGCATAAACATCTAGGACACCATCCCCGTTCTGCTTAAAACCTGTGTCATTGTCTCCGAGAGCAATTGAGTTACCCCCCAGCGCGTTCTGAACACCGATACCCAGCGCACCATTCACCTGAGAACCGCCGCCAACAGACACTTTATGCGACATGGATATTTCACCAGTCCGCAGATTAATAGTGAACGGGCGAAGTGGACCAATATCACCACTCTCGCCCTGATTTTCCCGAGTAGGAATGAGATGCAGGCACTCTTCCGAACGACGAAAAATAAGGCCAAAAGCCTCGTTAAAAATCCTCAGCGCATTAACGCCGCGAATTTTCAACTCTCCGGTCATCAAATCACCAGACTTTTTTACATACCTCTGATCAAAATCTGAATAAATATTGCCGGGATTTATCACGCTAAAATAGCTTTTCTCACTATCAAGAAGACAAATCAAGGGAATGCCTTTAATGATATCGTTCGCTACCAGTCTGGATTTGTTTCCCTTATAAAGTGGGAACGTACCAAGAACCTTTCCGCCTAGTGTTAGTTGAAGTGTCGCCGCGTTGGTATTGTTCTGAACGGGGAAAACGATAATCGGGGTTCGTAGCGTCCAATCTGTACCTCCATTAACAAAAAACGTCGAGGGAAGTTCCAGCGTCAGTGCGTTTGCAGTGCCACCAGCAACACCCGCAATATAATGGCCGCTCTGAAGCTGCGCTATCTGTACGAAATAGTTTTCCGAACCACGCGTGG